CTTGAAACGGTATCGTATTGATAAAAGCCGTCGCCGTCCGCAGTCGGGTCGTTTCCGGCTGTCGGGTAAACATAAAGGCGATTGCTTCCAATGCTGTCTTCATCTCCTACCGCCCATTGTCCAGCGGTTAAAGCGGCAACACTGGCGACGTTTTCAATGAGTTTGTCATCTTCGGTTACAAATGTTATACCGGAAATATCCGCATCACGGTAATAAGCTCCTGATACTCCAGTTGAAGCCGTCCATCCTGCTTGCGTCAAAGCCGTGCGCCCCGTGGTCGGGAAAACAACAGCATTGCCGGTGTAGGTAGGGTTAGCTGAAACAACGCCGAGTTTCAAAGCAGACATAGTTTTAACTATTGAAAATCTCACATAGCTGTCAACATCAGACAATTGATAAGCGAATGCCTCGAAATTTTCATCCCATATAACCGGTGTTGTGATAGATATGTTAGTCGCGCCGGTTGCACCTGTATCTCCGGTATTGCCTTTAGCAACCATCAACTCCCAGTATGTTGGGCTAGTATCTGGTTGATTTCCGGTGTTGTCGTTTGCAAGGCTCCTGTAATATGATCCGTTGTAAGTTACACCGTTATTAAGCACGTAAGTTGTACCGCTGTCGTAATCTCCCTGCGGGGTGGTTCCATCGGGATTATCGCCGATGTATTTAACCCACGTTGCTCCGGAGAAATCAGAAGCGGAAGGTGTTGATATTTCTACAATAGTATGAATTTCCGCACGGTATTTTAAACTGTCTGAAGGAGTCATGCTCCAGCCGGTACCGGCATTATCTGAAGCATAAGCCACATATACAAAAGCATCTTGGCCGTCTGCGCCTGTGGCTCCAGTTGCGCCTGTATCTCCAAGATATTTAATCCAGGCCGCTGCGGAAAAATCAGCAATAACCGGAGTGGTTATTGGTTCCGCGACGTGTATCTCGGCTCTGTATTTGAGAGAGTCTGAAGGAGTGAGGCTGAAATCGGCTCCGGCATCATCAGAAGCGTAAGCGACATATACATAAGCGTCGATGCCTCTTGACATATAAACGGCCGGGCTCCATTCGCCGCCTGGATAACGGTAGCGCCAGTACCAGTCAACATCTTTAGCCTGCGTATCGTGCCAGGATGTTTCGCCGTCAATGCTGAACTGCAGTTCATATCCGGCCCTGATCAATGCGTCAATCTGGGCGCTGTTGTAATTTCCGTCTTCAACCGGGTTGGGAGTACCGGTTCCGCCTTCAAGGATACGTCCCAGAAGGATGTGCGGGAAATGCATAATCAATCCCGGACGAGACTGGCCGGCCTTATAGCCGTTAAGCGCGGATTTAAATTCAAAAGAATCTTTACTTCCAAGTTTAGCCTTGGCCTCATCAGTGCCGTAATCAACAGTAAAGACGATTTGTGCCCAGGTAATTGATTCCTGTTCTATGCCCGCGTCCGGATCGGCTTCTACTATAATTTCAGTAAATTCCTCAATCGTAAATCCGGTGGTTGTCCGGATCGGCGGGGTAGTGGTTGTATCGTAGTCCACGTCCATGCCGAAATCAAAAGAGACGAACTCGTCCAGTTCGGCTTTTGTATACGGTTTAAAATCATCTTTAACCGGCCTGATCGCCATAGTCTCGACGATGCCGAAGTGAGCCGCCGGCCAAAACTTTTTATTATTGGTAACATCCGCGCCGGATGAATCGAACAATGCCGGATAACGGCCGGAACCCAATGCGTAAACAACTATTGACATTTTTATACCTCGAACCTTGATTTATGCGTAAACCGTCTACCCAGCCATTCACGAAAGCTGCCCGTAAAACCTTTATCGTCATAGCCGACAAAAAACTTATCGGCAATTGCCTTTTCAATATCTTCAGATGTTCCGGGATCGCGTTCAAACGTAGCTTTAACCGACTGCATGCCGCCGATGCTTTTGACATTATACCTGTTACAGTATACGGAATAAGACACCAGCCCCAGATCATCCTGGAACTCTGAACCGAACTCGCTGTCCAGCGCCAGGAACTTTTCACGGTCGAACAGCATCGGCACATGTGATTCGCAGTTCCTGGTCTCGTAGCCGCGCTTCTGCAAAGCGGATGCGGTATTTCTCAGGATCCTGTGCCAGAAGCTGCCGCCTTTGTAATCGGTCATATCAAAACCGCTCCACCATAGCCCAAACATATTCGGGGACATAGGCCTCAGAATAACGTTGTCATCCAGCCACCAGATGACTTTTTCAGCGGTGGATTCCTGCATCCCGGCGCGTAGGTTGCGGTAGATGGAAACCGCCTTGCGAAGCCCTTCGTTAGGTACGGATTTTACCAGGGTAACATTCCGCAGCCATTCCGGGGGATTGGGGCACACTATAATAATCCGTCCGCTGCCCTGCATATATTTTTCAATCGAACGCAGCGCGTAACGCAGCTCCAGGTTATCGGCCTTCGAGTCTTCCACCTTAAGCGGAATAATAATATCGGCGGTCGCCAGTTCGGCTATTACGGCTGGCCTTTTCTTTTTGCCGCAGGGAGCACAGCCGGATGTTTTCGCCGCAGTTACATCCGGTATATTATTCAGATCCTTCGTTTCTCCGGAGGCAGGAACCGGCATAAACTTGTTCTCGACCATTTTCCAGAGGCTCCTGATGTATTCTATTTCGGCAAGCCCCGGATTGATTCCGTTATCCTGGAGTTTTTTACGTAATGTCGATACCGAGCCGCATATATTGTTATCCAGCAGCTTTAAATGGTGTTCGGCATTGACCAGTTCTCCCAGTAAGTCCGGGCGGTGATCAAGCTCATGGCGGCGGTTGTGCCCGGATTGAACCTCTTTGGCATAGCTTATCGCAGCTGACAGATGCTTCAGCACACAGGCGGGACATTTCATATTCTGCATTATTATCTCCTTTATATTATATGTATCTTAAAAGCGTATAATCAATTTCACATTCGGCGCACCAGAACTCCCAGCCGTCATTGGGGCATACATGGTACATGTCTTCACCGCCGCAGTCATAGAAATCAGGCACGTTATCCACGATCGGCAAAGGAATTTTCCAGCCCCATGTCAATTCTACTTCCTCGTCCTGGGTTAAATAAGTCCATTCTCCCCATACGGTATTGGTAAAATCGTACATCCGGACACGGATGGTAACCTTAAGTACAACACCGGTTTTAGAGTTCGGCGGCAAGTCAGTCGGCGCTTCCACATACAAGCGCCCGAACTTTTTATTGCGCCAGTGATGGTAATTATCATAGTCACCGTAATAGCTGTAATACGACAATGTCCCGGCAGCGTCTTTTTGAATCTTGCGGCTTTCAGTTTTCCGCAGCGGCCAGCTGCTTACGCTGTTGTCAAGCGCCTTCCAGGAAGCGTTTACGGCTCCGATACACGCTGATCCGGCTGATTTCCAGCCGTCAGTGGCTTCCAGTTCTTCCCATGTTCCCATCATGCACCATTGAGTTTCTCCATCGTTTACCGACCAGGACTGAGCCTCGCCGATATATTCGCCCGGCATTATATCGCAGTACTCCTCTCCGGTTGCCGGGTCCGTCCAGCAGAACTCCTCTTCTTCCCATTTAGCTGAATACGGGAAATAATCCCCGATGAAACCCTGGTGAACATCCAGTTTGATTGTGCATTTAACTCCGCAGCACAGCTGCAGCCCGATGGCATCCCATTCAGTTGTGGTCTTGGTTCCGTAATATGTTTCTGCTTCAAAACGTGTTTTATATTTTTCTCCGATCCGTACAAAAGTATATACATCTCCGTTAATATCGGTATATTCGTCTCCAGGGAATATGCCGGTTGCCAGCGAAAACTGGATACCGTTTGAATTCACATGATAAACACTTGGCCGCTGGCTTGAACAAATACCGTCAGCGCGTTTGAGACAGATGGCGATTACGGCGTAATAATCATCGGGATTGGAACCGGAAGAGGAACTTTCATCGCCACCGCCGCCGCCGGAACTGCTGCCCGAATTAGAACCGCTGGTTGATCCTGAAGTACTGTCGGAAGCGGAACTGCTTGCGGAACTTGAAGTACTTGCGGAACTGCTGGCAGAAGCTGAAGCGCTGGTTGATCCTGAAGCACTGCCGGAAGCGGAACTGCTTGCGGAACTTGACGTACTGGCGGAACTGCTGGCAGAAGCTGAAGCACTGGTTGATCCTGAAGCACTGCCGGAAGCGGAACTGCTTGCTGAACTTGACGTACTTGCGGAACTGCTTGCTGAAGCTGAAGCGCTATTGGAAGCGGAACTGCTTGCGGAATTCGAAGCGCTGCTGGAGCCTGAACCGCTGCCGGATCCGCTTGCCTCTTCCGGGACATCCTCGCATATCGGCCATCCATTTAATTTCCACGGGAAAAACATAAAAACTCCGTTTTTTCAATTAATAATTTGTAAATTTGTAAATTTGTAAATTGTATTCATTTATCAGCTGCATGAATTACACAACCATTCCTGCGATACCGGGAATAATTCGTCATACCACCATCCGGTTACCGGATTTTGCATAGACAGGTAATCGTAATCACCTTCCCACGCGCCGCACACATATTCGCCCCAGCGCATTACCGGGCCGCGCGGGCCGGGTATATTCAAGCCATTGAGTGCCAGCACAGCGTCGTCAAGATATTCAAACAGGCTGCCGATCAAATAATAAACCTCTCCGTAAATACAGAAGATCACCGGCCCTTCTCCGATCGCGGTTTCCCACGGTACCCGGATAATAGTTACCGAATAAGAAACGCATACACCGGTTATCCTCCTGATATTTTCCACTATCGCGAATTTATTAAGCCCGGCTTCGCTGTACCTGGTATCACATTTAACACATGGGCACCATTCGCATTTTACTGGAACCCGCATAAAAACGCTCCGTTTTTTGAATTAAGAATTTGTAAATTTGTAAATTTATAAATTGGGTATACTTTTCCCTTATGGAAACTGATAATGTCATATGTGAGAAAAGTTATGCCTTCGCTTTGAGGATTGTTAAGCTGTTTGCGCACCTTCAGAAAGACAAAGGCGAGTTTATTCTTTCCAGACAGGTTATTCGCTCCGGGACATCTATCGGAGCCAATGTCGAAGAGGCAATGGGAGCGCAGTCCGACAAGGACTTTCTTTCTAAAATGACTATTGCATACAAAGAAACCAGGGAAACCAGATACTGGCTTCAGCTTTTGCGGGATTCCGGATATTTGCCCCCAAAACACGCTCAAAGCATACTCAATGACTGCGAGGAGCTTCTTAAAATCCTCGGAAAAATTAAAATTTCTACTCAAAACCGTATTCACAAAAAATAACCTCTCTAATTTACAAACTATCATATCTCCTGTTTCCCTTTAATTTACAAATTTACAAATTTACAAATTCTTAATTTACCCCTGCGGCTTCGCTGCACGTTTTAAATATGTATCCATGGATTTCTCCGCAATGCTGCCTGCGTATCCTTTCAATAACGCCGGTTTCATCATTCCAGTCGACAATCTTCAGCAGCCTTCTGAATTTATTGTCTTCAGGAGCCTTGCGTTCGGCATACTGCACGATAGCGGGAGTATCGATTGAAACCGGATTGCCTTTAGAATCAAGCAGCGCGACGAACTCGGCATATACATAAGCACCTCCGGTAATGACCAGTTCCTGTTTGCCGACGCTCAACTCAATATCGTTAATAACCGCGTATCCGGCGATATCCGGAGCGTCTTCCGGTTCATAGCCTCCGTCATAAATAACAATTTTCTGTTCTTCAGCGGTGCTGATGTCAGCGGCCTTGAAATACCCTTCGTAAGTATCGCCCCCATTCTCTTCGTCCGCGTCCGGATCTTCCAGGTACAGCTCTATTCCGAGGCCGGTATCCACAGCATTTATATCTTCAGTATCGATGATCCGAAGGGCTTTGACATCTTTTTCCAGCTGCTTGATTCTTTCCAGTATGTTCATTTATTTATCCTTCCTTTAAGCCGCCGAGTTCCCAGCTTTTCCAGTACCCGACACACTTGTCCGGATCCCAGAGCCCGCCCCAGGCATAACCGAACGTCCTGGTAACTTTTACATATTGTTTTCCTTCATGGGAAAAACTTTGCAGTTTCTGCTTCAGCATCCGCCATTTGCCGGGAATGCCGCCGTTATAAACCTCCAGCGCTGTCGGGAACTTGCCGTTTATACCGGCAAAGCGGTTCAAGTATTTAGGAGCTTTTTCTGAATAGAAAACCACTATAAAATGTGTAATTTCACGTTTATGCCCGAGCAGTTTGATTGACGGATGGTTTTTAGAGCTGAACGGAGATTCCGCATAATCAACGGAACCTTTGAGATCCGGATCATCCTGGTAATTCTTGAAAATAAAATCTTTTACTTTAGCGGTCTGCCCGTAAATGCTTTTCGCGCCTTTTTTAACGTCATCTTTAGTGGCGCGCCTGACTCCCCACAGCTTGGGATGATAATAAAGCCGGCGGTCTTCGTATTCCCATTCAAAAGTATCGGTAATATCAACCTTCTCATTTGTTCCGAAAAGAGCAGCTGATTCATCCGGTTCGGCCTCTATCGACAGGATATACCGGCCGTCGGTAAGTTCGCTTTTCCTGAAGCGGGTAACCCTTGCCGGAACCGGTGCCCATGCCGCCACGTCGCCATATTCAGGGACGTAGTCAGCCAGGTCTGATTCCTGCAGGTAGTATTCAATACTATAGGTATTATCGGATTTATCCTTAGTTACTTCACTGGAGCCGATTATTCTTTTGCTATCGCTCATTATGCCCCTCCAAGAACTTTGTTGAGTTTTTTCAATTCAGACAACATCAGCTTCAGAAAATCAAGGTTTTTGTCATTACCGATTTTAAAATCATTTGAAAACTGTTTGATCTCACGGCCGAAGACATCGGTTTCTTTTTTAATATTGAAGACATCCGGCAGCATCCGTGCCAAAGTCTGCAAAGCGGCGTTGCCCTGCAGTTGTTCCGATGTCAGCGGCTGCGGCTGCCCGTTTATATAACCGGTATCACGTCCGGGATAAAGCATTGACAGGGTAATCGGTTTGCGCAATTTAGGGCCGGCAACAGGAGCGGTAAGTTGCTCGACAATCTTGTCAATACCGCTGTTTTCGCGCATTTTCGCGAGAATGCCCTTGGTTCTGGACATATCGCCTTTACTGCCGGTATCAAACTTGGCCATTTCCTTTTTCCACTTTTCAAGTATTGCTTCGGTGTTGGTCTTGACCAGGCCTTTAAGCAACAGTTTGGCGTGGTTTGCTTCCATCTGTTTTTTATGTTTGGCAGTATTTTCGTCTATTTTGCGTCTTCCCTCCTGGCTCCAGGTATATGATTTACGAATCACGTTGATCGTGTCAGCCAGCATCATGGATATTGACTTGGCGAAAGAAGTAATACCCATCCAGACCACATTCCAGATATTAATAAGCGGATCGGCTATAAGGACTCCGAGGATTTTTCCACCAGAACTGAAAACGCTGCTGAAGATATTAGTTATTTTCGGGGCTGACGCGCTGAACGCGACGTCGACCAGATCAAGAACCACTGCTTTACCAAGCTTGGGAATGTCGGCTTTAATGTTATTCCAGCCGTCCGCAATTGATTTAGAGATATCGGCGCGGCGTTTCGGGTCAAATAAATTATCAATTATATTTCCAGCGGATTTTACTCCGGAAGCGAGTTTAGCTCCCCATTTATCCCACGGAAGCCCGGCAAGCCTGTTGCCCATGGAAGTAACAATCCCGGATATGTTCCTTACAATTTTAGTACCGTAAGGCAGGAACTTTTTACCGGCATTTGCAAAAGCCCGGAAAACAGAGTCTTTCAAGTCCGACTTGGCACCTTCATAAGTGCCGGTGCCGATCCGGTTTGCCATGCCGCCGAAGCGGCTTTTCATCAGCCCGATTATCGCTGTCATCAATTTATCTGTGGTTTCGGCAGTGACCGCTCCGGATTTTTCAAACCTTATTCCAAATCGCTTCAGGTCACCACGGGTAATACCGATATTACCTGCTGATTCGATAGCCTCTCCGCTCCGTCCGCTCCGCGCGTAACCGAGCATCCGTACAATTTCCTCAAGCGGTTTTTTGAATCCGGCGGCCGCGTCCATGACCGTGGACAGGAATTTTCGTGAATCTATCTTGAAGGCTTCCATCAATACGCCGGCCTGAACCGTTTCGCCCATCTGGAAAGGCTTTCCGGCGGATGCCATTGTCAGGAATTTATACAGGCCGCTTTTTTTCATAACGTCCAGCTGAACCTTATAACGCTCCATTTCTCCTGCCGGGGCCAGGGCCTTATTCCCGGCGAAAACAGCGGCGCCGCCAACGGCAAGCAGCTTAAGCCCCGCCAGTGGAAGCCCCGCCAGCGCTCTGCCAATCCTGCCGACGAGCCCGAACGCCAGTTGCAGCCCTCCTACAAAAACGCCTCCGATCACTCCTCCGATACGCATTATAGCCGAGGTTACGCTCCCTAATCTGGATACAATCCGGCCAACACTGCGCACTGCCCGGGAACTTGAAGTGCTGAGGCGCATATCAATATTCTGGGTTAAACCACGCACTTTACGTGCCACTTCACTGGTCTTAGCGGTGAATTTTAATGCCAGGCTGTAATCTTTTTTATTCATTTTTCTTGATTTTCCATCTCGTTGAACGTATAATATTTATAGAACCCGCTAAACGGCCGGATGACTGCGGACTTGTCCGCCTCACTGGATTTGCCCTGGCGGGTTTGATTTTTTAGATACCGGGGCTTGACCGCTCTTTATGCCCTGGACGTGATAAAAGAGCATTCCGTCTGTAGTTTCCCTTACAATCAGTTCTGCCATGATCATTCCGGCACGGGTAGGCACTTCTTTTTCAAATCTCCAAACGCCTTTTATATTTCTTTTCTTGCTTTTATCCGGCTCAAATCCTTTCGGTTCGCCGTTTTCCGCGATATCAAATGCCGAATCCAGCAGATCGATACCGACACAAGTCCTGCATTCGGAAATAGTATGTTTCGCGCCTTTGAACGACATTATTATTTCCTGGCCGGAATATATGTTTTTCACTGTCTGGCCGCTGAATTTTTCTTTTGCCGCGTCTTTGGCCGCTTTGCGTATTTCCGGAGTTATTTTCCCGGTTCCGGCATAAGCTTTCAGTATATCCGGGCTCCAGCTTTTCTTCGGCTGCAGCGGTTCCGGTTTTAACGCCGGGTCAAAAGAAAACCCGGACGGGGCAAGCTCGTTTACCGGAGGCGCTGTGCGCTGTACTTTCCGGCCGTTGAGTTCATCCGCTCGGAGTTGACGGAAACGGCAGCGGCAGTAATAATCGTTAGGAGGATAGACCGCGCGCATCTCCGGCGTTCCTACTTCGTAAACTTTTCCATTGAGTATGGCATGGCTGCCCCTGACTTTTTCATCCCCGGCTGTCTTATACTCGGCATAAGGGTAAACAGACTTTGTTTCGACAAAACCGTCATATTCCCCCGCTGCCTGGGCATTGCGCACGTTCTGTTCAATGATCAGCTTCAGGCGGCGGGTGCTGCCTAATTCCGACAGCCGGTTATTATCATTCATATCCTCTTCACCGGCAAGGAAACCCATTTCCCGGAGCGCGCTGGCTCCGTCTGTAGTCAGAAATTCACGGATCCAGTAACGCGCCTGCTGGGCGGACATTTTACCCTCTGCCACCTGCAGGATACGCTTACGCATTCCTTCGAGCACATCGGCTTTGCTTACACGGGCGCTGAAGAACGCCCTGGCTTTAGCGTCATCGCTCCAGTCAGCGGCAATCTCGGCGGCGGTCTTATCCGTCGGCGTGATCTTTTTATTCTTCAGGTATTCTACCGCCTGTTTATTTGTGATTGTTTTTTCTAACATTTTGTCCAATTTGCAGGGTTAAAGCTTTCAAGGCTCTGTCAAGTTTATCTGCTACTATCAACTTCCCGTCCTTATCCTCTTCCAGGAGCAGGATGTCCTCAACCGGTGTATTATCAGGATCAAGGCCGTGTTTCAGCGCCAAAGCGCGCCAGAACCGGCTCTGCTCCACAAATAACGTTAACTCGGCTGGGCTGGGGTCTCTTCCGTAAAAAAATCAACACGGCCGGCCCCCATCCGGCTGCACTGGATAAGTTCATCCAGTCGTGTCATATCGATATATCCCATAAATCTTTCAACTTCCGGATTCTGGTAACCGGCTGCCTTCAGTCCACTTTTAACGAAATTATCAAATTCGGTTTCCATTTTTTTATCTGCTGTTAATAATTCATCTTTGACAGCATCAACTCTTTCCGCTGCCGCGTCAAGTTCTTCAAAACTTGCCTTATTAAGTGCCTCGTATGCGAGTTCAAGCTTACGCCGGGTTTTATCAAGATTTGTCTCCAGCCGGGAAATAGTTTTCGGAAACTTCGCCAGTTTCGGGCATTTCCTGAAGGTTGGGAAATAAACAGTTTCCAGTTGTGTGAGTTTGCCGTCTTTGTCTTCGGTTTTAATTCTTACAGGTATTCCGTTAATACTCATTTTTATTGTCTCCTGGCCGGCCGTTACATCCGGCTTTCATTGTTTAAAGTTCTTAGTTTTATGATGGGTCTCCGGCAACGGAGATGCTGGTTGTGTTTTTTTCCTTCGAATATTCGGCGCTGACAATACCGTTCCCGCTGTAGACCGTATCGATACCGGCCTTGAATATGACCGCCTGGCTTGCGCCCAGAGGAGAATCCAAGTCCGTGCGGTCGCCGTAAAGCTCGCATGAACCCTCGAAGTTTTCCGCGATCCGGTCATTATGGATACGCCCGTCAGCGGTAGTTACGTTACTGTCTTCGCCTTTCAAATTTATGCTGCCGCTGCCGTGGACGAATTCATCCGCGTCAACAGCCGCACCGCCGAAGTCAGCGTTGTCAAATGGTAATACTGAAGCCATGGAAAACCTCCGTTTTAAGATTTCAGTTTTATGGGTTAAGGCCGTTACTTCGGCTCTTTCTCTTTTATCCCCCAGCGTAGCTAAGGGGCACTATATCGAAGGCAACGTATCGCCTTATGCCGCTGGTGCTGTTGTGCCTTTGATGTTGAATTTAGCGATTTGGATTGCGTCCCCGGATATTTCCACATCGACAAGCGCGTCGTATGATTCGATTTCACCGGTAACATCGGCATGTTCGCCGACTCCGGTACGAAGTGCCGAAGCCTGGGCTATGGTTAGATTGGCATCATCTATCAGCGCCTCAAACGAACCGTTTCTGGCAATTCCGGCACGGGTATTAGGGATTTTACCCCCGCCCCGGTCATCATGGCCGCCGCCTTTGCTTACGCTTCCGGCAATCGGCGTAATTGTTACCGCTGTGCCGCCTTGCGGTGTAATTGTAATACTCATTGTTTACCTCATTTTTTAGTTTCAAGTATTAAGTTTGTTTCCAGCTCCCAGCATAGCGAAGGAGCCATATATCGAAGCCGACGGATCGGCCGGATGTAACGCCTAATGGTCTTCGATTTTCAGAGAGATCAACGATGCCGCCAATGCCGGATTGTCCGGCAGTTGCAGCGCTTCATCGCCCTGGACGAAAACAACCGCGCGACCGGATATCTGCTGATCAAGCTCTTTAATAACGGCATCAATATGGCTCCGCAGGTTTTCCACGTCATCGCTCTGGAACATATCTACCAGCAGCGCGACTGATACGCGCATCGTCCGGAGCGGACGGTTGCCGATACCTGAGCCTGAGTAAATGATCGCCGCGCCCGGCAAACTTAATGCCGGAAGGAATTCCAGAAGCGCCTCAGTGCTGCTTCCCGGAAATTTCTCTACTTGCGCAAACCGTTTACCCGATCCGGCTTCCATCGCGCTTAATTTGGCCGCAATAAAATCCAGGATAGTTTCAGTCTGGCTTATCGGCTGCAGTCTTGACATATTGCCTCCTAGTTACGTTTACGGCTGTCGAGCCATGCGCACGCGGCGGCACGGAGCTCAGAAGCCCTTTTATTTTCAGGTGTTACCCACGGATCAGCCGGATGTTCAACAGATTTCTTCAGAACGTAAAAGAGCTCTGTTTCGCCGCTGGCTAAATCCTTGATCAGGTAATTGGCCACCCGGAATAATCCGTTGATTTCCCGAGGAGATTTGCCTTCGGCCGCAGGATATACCGGGATAGCCAGGAATTTAGCTCCTGTCGCACCCGGCCCTTTACCAGGCGCGGATATCGTTCCGCCGTATTGGCGAATCGCGGCCGCCGGATGAGTAGCCCCGATAATCGCTGAATCAGCGTCAGACTCTCCGCTTACGCTATTGGCGAGTTCGCGCCAGAACTTTCTGCCGCCTTTGGCTTCAGCGGAATCCTTGAGAGAACGCTCCATGGTCGTGCGGATCACCGCGAAGAGCTCACGCCTTTCGCCTTGATTTTCCACATGGCCGATAATTGTTTTAAAAGGATTGTTTTCTCTTGAAACCGTAATCATGGAACGAACATCGCCTCCGTTATTATTTGTTAATAGCCGTAAATGGAATCATCCATTACCTGTTCATTGCTCGCGACCTGAATGGCGGCACCGACTTTTTGTTCCGGCTCGGTACCGTCATCGCCGGTCGGCAAAGACAATTTGCCGGCGGCCAGGTCACGAAGCTCTTTCATTGTGTCTTCGAATGCCTGACGAATCTTTTCCGGCACACTGCCGCCGGGACTAAGCCCATAAAGCTCATGTTCAGCGATAGCGAGCGCCCAGCGTTCCGGCAGCGGAGACACCGGAAGCGGCAGCGAATATTTAGCCGCCGCATAGCCGTCAACCGTTGATTCCGCCCTGGCTATAACCGCGTTAACCTTTTCAATTAATTCGGCTCCAGTAACCTTGCAAAGCCTTTCCAGGGCATTCAGGGGAATCCGGTCAGTAATATCGTCAAACGTGATGTACATTATTTATCCTTTTTTTCAGATTTATCGGATTTTTTTAACTTTTCCAGCTCTTTCCGGAGACAATCATTTTCTTTCTGGAGCGTTTCGTTTTCGGCCCGCAGCTTAACAGCCTCGGTATCCTGTGGCGGTTTGTCGTCTTTGGCTCCGCGTGACTTATTGATTTCCTTCAATTTTTCATCGATCTTTGCCGTATCGACGGGGCCGTGGAACGTCAATGTTTTTTTCGTGCCATCGTCAAACGTGGCATTAACGACGCTCATTCCGCTGCCTGTGATAATTTTTCTATGCATTCTTTATTCCTCCATGCCTGACCACTGCTCAGTGGTCAGGCGGTTAGAGATTAAGACGGATCAGAAGCGTAAGTCAGGTGCGGCAGGGTCAGGAAGCCGGCGCCGCGCGCCCTGGTTCCGTAGACGAACTCGTCGCTGTCGAAGACGTTATCATCTTCCTCGCGGTCTTTTCTGATCAGCTTCGCCAGAACGCGCTGAAGGACTGCAACGCCTTTAAGCGGGCGTTTGGTACAGGTCAGCATCCAGCGCGAACCGAGATCGTCAACCACCTGATAGTCAACGGTACCCTCCATTGCAAACTGGTTTTTGACCACGCCGGCGTTAGTGCCTTTAGTCTTGATGATCAGGTCATTTTTAAGGATGTCGAATGCAACGCCCTCGTTTTCGGGGCCGACCAGCAGCAGATCCGGCTTGAGCTTCAGGGATTTTCCATTGTGCCCCTTGTACAGGCGCATGGCGTTCCGCACGGCATTGAACGCGGTGTCGCTCAAAGCGGCAGTACCGAGATTGCAGATTGTCTGTTCTCCGTACACACGGGTATCGCTGAAGAACGCCAGTTCATCGATCCATTCGTCTTCAAAACCGCTAACAAGGGCCTCCTCGGCCAGTTCGCGCCATATATCTTCAGAGCTGAACCCAAGCTCCGCCATCATCGGGGTATAGAGACCGTAAGTGTCGTCCTCAATATCATCACGGTTAACTCCTACCGTATCCTCGAATTTACGGTTTTTAACCGTCGCCTTCTTGCTGGATATTGATTTTCTCTGGCGGTCACCGATCCATTCCCGCATTCCACCGAATTTTTCCAGGAACGGAAAAACTTCAGCTGCGTTTTTAGACGGGAGAACGGTTGTATAACGTTTGAATGACTGATCAACGGATTGCTGACCTTCCTGGAAAGACATTTTATACCCGGTAAAAAGGGTATTCATATTTCCTCTGTTGATATCCATAATATTTTTCCTTTATGGGTTAAAGGGTTACTCTGCTGCCATCAGGCCGGCGGCTTGAAGGGCATCAGTTTGAGCCATGATCACGCTCCGGTTGCTGTCGATCGCGGTTTTGAGAGCGCTAAGGTCGGCAATAATCTGGGCGGCTTGGGCGGCGGTCATATCGGTGCCGCTATCTACCCCGGTCAAATCAGTTGTCATATCCGCGCAGGCATCCGGATCGGAAACAGCGGCGGCCACCGGATTAGAACCAAGGGCGGCGGCTATCGCGTTTGGCGAATTATCGATCCAGACATAACCGTCTTCAATTTCCACCAGTACGCCCGCGACAACAGAATTGCTGCCGGGATCACTGGCGACAGTATTGTCATCTTCGATATAAACAATCTTGTTCAGATTGGCAGCGGTACACGCGTTGGCTTCAGAGTTATTCCAGCGGAAACATCCGACTTTCATATTCACGCGGAGACCGTCGTTGGTGTTATCCACATAGGATTCGACCCGGCCGCCGACAACAAGATTCTCGCTGTCTGAAGCCATTTCGGCTTCACCGGTAGACGTGTTAACGGCTCCGATACCGCCGGCATACATGATTTCACCGTCTTTAACGGGGAATTGCCGGCAGGACACTTTGCGTTCCCTGGCTTCAATATTTTTGGTAAGTGCGGCCATGGTTTACTCTCCTTTTTGCTTTTTGATTTCTTTTGCCGCTGCTGTGAGCTTCTCGCCGGAGAAGCCCATATTATGCAGCACTTCAATCTCGGAATCAGACAAAGCCTTAACTTCACTGTCATCGCCGCCCTTGTTGGGGTCGCCGAGATCGTCAACGCCTTTGTTGTTAGGAACCACATCCGGGGCATTCTGGTATTGCTTCTTGAATGATTCCATATCGCTGAGCGCAAGCGTCATGGATGTTTCCCTTTGCGCTTCAGTAATTTTGCGACTATCGATCAATCCCTGAACCACTGCTTCGGCTTTTTCCTGTTTTAGTTTTTTAGAAAAATCGGTAAGACTTTCCGCGTCATGCAATGCCAGGAAGTCAGTAACTTCTTTTTTGCCGTCATTGATTTTCTGAGTGACGGAAGCAAAATCTTCCGCGTCATGCAGCGCCAGGAAGCTCTCACCGTCTTTTTTAGCGTCAAGCAGCTTCTGTACTGCGCTTTCGACGCCGCTGTCGATCGCGGCCTGGTCTTCGGAATCAGACAAAGCCGTTAATCCGAGCATTACGAGCAATTTTTTCATACTGCCGTTTTCCTTTTTTGTTTTATTGTTATTTTGATATCCGTCAAAGCCTTCGGTAATATCATCAGCCGCGATCAACGCTGGCTGGTTGTCCGTCGACGGCCTGCCGGTAAGCGAAATATTAAATAATTCAGTTATGTTTTTCCCGGTGCGGGAAACCCTGAATACCGGCGATATATATTTGTATTCGCCGTTTTCAAGGTACCCTCGGGCCTTTGGCGTCCAGGAGACAAGGCACCAAAGACCGTCGGGTTTTTTGATAAGTTTCTTTATCCAGCCGCCGGCCGGAACCTCAAGCCCGTTAAACAAGCTGCGCAGCATCTGGTGTTCGTAGTCGATCAGCCCGTCAACGCCTTTTCGGGCAAATATGGCGATCAGGGTGTCCGCGTCTGATTCGCTGAATACGTAAAAATCAGTTTTACCGTCCTTGGTGAACTCGGTTTTGCCGTATTTAAACACCAGGATTTCTTCAGGGACTTCGCCTTCAGCAAGCGACAAAGGCGCGGCGCTTAAGATCACGTAGCGTTTAAGATCAGTTATTTTCATATTTAAAACTCCTTTTTAGTTATCAGTTGACAGAACCCGGCTGTAACCGTTCAGCTTTGATGCCAGCATCGCGCCGGAAACGGCTTTCTCAATGCGATCAGTATTAATTTCTTCATACAGCGCCGGGTACTTCTCAAAGAAGACGTCAGCGGCCGCAATAAATTTTTTCTCAAGCTCCGGATCATCCGGATCAAGTTTTCCGAATGAATCGCGAACGGCGGCGGTCAACGGCTTGTGAAACTCGGAAAAAGCCTCGTTATCGGAAAAAAGTTCACGGAGCGTATTTTCAGTCAGGGTTGCTGTTACATCTTCAGATTCCGCAATAGTATTTGACGCATCTGACAAAGCTTTTACCGTTTCATGCCGATCCGTCGGCTTCGTTGTATCGGCGGGAGTATCGTCTTTGTCTTCCAGCGGGATATCGAAAGTTTTCTCTACCCATTCACGTTTGGCCCGATAGCCGCCGTCAGCCAGTGTCGTTACCAGCAGGGCTTTAGCCTGCATATCTTCAGGCGGTGATGAATCAATAACTATTTTTATACCGGTTTCACGTCCGTTTCTGAATCTATCCATCGGCTTTATAATGCTGTTGTTGTAGGTTTCCTCTTCCTGCTCACAGTCGGATACGGTCAGATCGTCTTTAACGCCGCTTTGCAGATCGCCGTTGCTCATGCCGTTAGCTTCCTTGCTTGAGGCAATCTGCCCCAAAATCACCAAAGCGTAAATATCGTCGTTATACTGGAACCAGTTGAAAAACTCCGCTTTCCCGCCGCCGGCAACATCAGGAGTTTCGATATCGGTGGCCTTGGTTACCGCCGCAACGCCGTTTGTACCAAGCGAACGCAGCGCGTTGATTATCCGGGTGGTTTTCGCGCCGTCGGCAAAATCCGCTTCATTGAGTTTTGCCAGGGTGAACGGAATACCGAAACGCTCTATATAACGGGCGTAATCCCTGATTGAATAAAACTTAAAAAAGTAGTTCCAGGCAAGCGAGCGGACAATTGAGCCACGGCAGGGCAAACCCGGTTTAGTTTTGTGAATATGGAACATAAACTGGTTTGGATGCCATTCAGACAAGGACTTGTCTCCGGAGCGGGTAACCAGGCCGGGATTGCCGCCTAAATCAAAAAGCACATTAGTAGCGTGAACTTCCTTCCAGCCGGTAAGCTTCGCGCCGCCCGGAGCCCAAAGCAATGCGGAGGCGTTATAGCCGTGTGCCAGGGCATCAAGTGAATTTCTGCGCAGATGCTGGAACCCTATGCTTTCAAGGTTAGTGGTAATTTCTTTGCGGTCTTTTTCGCTGCCGCCTTCAAGCCGCCAGGGTTTAGCTAGTGCCGCGCGTTTGCGGGTATCCAAATGTGAACCGATTACAGGCTCAACTTCCTGCATTACATCAATCAGCGCCGCCTGGTCAGAACAATTACCTTCGTCAGCGTCCCGCAGAGTCTGCTGTAATTTTTTACCGGTAAGTTTAACGCCGGTCATTGAACACCAGGCGTTAAAAAGCTCATCGAATTCCTGGGCGCTTTGCGATTTAGGGGCTCCGCGCCCATCTGCCGGGCCGTCATCCTTTTTCGCCGCGAACCTGTTAAAAAAATCCCACATATTTTGTCTCCTGCCAGCCGTTATATCCGGCTGTTTTTATTATCTTTTAAACCAGTCATCCTCGTATCTGGAATCTCCGGGTATTTCCAATGCGTCAACGATACCGCCCTCAATCGTCTCGCCGGCATAATTGGCCAGACCGCAGCTCACCGCGATATCGCAATGGCTATTGGGCAGATAATCATTTGTCCCGTGAATGAATGTGAGGCGGTTGCTCGGGGTTTTTCCTGTTTTTATTGCCGCAACATCGGCTGAAATTTCCGGACAGTTAAACGGCAGCATCTGCGCATGGCGTTCAAACGCCCCCTGCATACAGGTCATTACTACCAGTTTGGTTGTGCCGGTAAAAACCACTCCTACAAAACGTTCATGGTATTTCACTTCCAGCTTAACACAGTCAGAATAACCGATACCGGATTTATCCCCGCAGCCAACTATCCGCGATGTAGCCTCGAACATTGACTCAATGATCTGCCGTTGAGATTCAAGTTTGCAGTGTCCAAAGGTAATGTTCACCAGAAGCTTTTTACGTTTTTCAACGGCTGTATTTACCCAGGCGGACGCTAAGTCACCGGTAACCGCAATATCCCAGCCAAGCTCAAGCCTTTCGCTTCCGGCAAATACATTGCGCCAGTATTCAACATCTATATACGGCTTGCAGCACGGATCAGTAACATCCAATTCACTACCGTCGCCATCCAGGTGTATGCGGAGAATGTCAAACGCGCTCTTGCTGGCGGCAAGGTCAACCTTGCTGACCAGGGATGCACCGGATGCCTTGTTTGGGATACACATATATTGCGAATTAAAGGCGTCGCGTGTTCGGCAACCATCCCGCAGCGCCGCCAAAAACTCTTCTCTTGTCTGCGGGGCAATACCCTTTTTAGCTTTGACTTCGTTGACCTTTTCAACAAAACCGTCTTCAATCGCGTCAATGATCGTAGTCCGATGGAACGAAACATTTTTGCGGTTACCTTCCCGAACATCATTACACAGCTTGGCGAACTCGGTATCTTCGCTTCCGGTCGCGGAATACGCGGACACCAGCTCAAGCTGGCCGCCCCAGGTAATACACGGATAAGCCATGTCATATAATGCTGCCTGATCTTCATGCAGATCCCACTCGTCAATCAACACGTCGCCGCCTTTGCCGGCAAACGCGAGCGGATTACTGGAAAGGCTGACTATACGCGCTCCATTCTTGAAGCGGACTACCCGGGCGGTAATTCCGTGTTTCTCGTCCACAACCTCGAAGTTTTCGCCGTCAAGCCCGACAACCCCTTCGAACCCCTGAGCCATTTCACGGGCAATCTTATTCGCCTCTTTAGCCCACATGGAAACATAGTCGGTAATAAATTCTTTTGCGGTAAGTTCATCACGAGAACTTACCCACTGGGTAAAAGAGCTGTCCTTTTTTTCCCGGAGACATTTCTGGACGCACCGGTAGCTGGTGGCATAGGTAATACCGCCGCGCCGGGTTTTTTCATATAGCTTGAGCGGCGAATTGTCCTGAATCCAGCGATCCTGATACGGTAGGAAATAGCTCATGTACCAATCCCCAGTTTTTTATTCATAGCGTCAGCAACCGCCGCGCCATCAATATTTCCGGCCAAACTTCTCAGACGTTCCGCCTGGGCCGCGACGGTCGCGGTCAGCTTGGCAATTTCAGCCTGGTAAGCTGCTTCTTTTTCGGCGGCGGCGCGTTTGCCGTCTTCTTTTTCTTCAGTAATGCGGTTGCGGTTGTAGCCGGTCACCGCCCCGGAAATCGCCCGGAGCTCTTTATCGGTCAAATCCTCTCCGCCGTTGAGTTTAGCCAGGCAAACCTGCAGCAGTTTGTAATTAGCCAGGCGCGCTATATCATCAGGAGCGTCGCCGGACTCAACAAACATTGCCGCGATTTTATTGCGCTGCATATCATCAGCCCATTCGCGGCGGCGTTTACGGTATTCGTCAAATTCGTTACCCTCGAGGAAAGCCTTGAATGTTGTATTATGCAATTCCAAAGATTTTTCAACACATTCAGCCGCGACAACATCGTCTTTACGGACTTCGTCATATTCCGCGCCGTTGTCCAGCAGCTCGCAAATACGCAGCCGTGTCTCTGGAGCAAGTTTCATTATGTTGTTTCTAGGCCTGGCCATTGTTTGCCTCTTGTTTATTTAGCCGCGTGCGGGCCGTGGATGAACGGGTCATGTTTAAATTCGGGATTTACCTGCTGCAGCCCTTTTTCAGTAATGGCGCAGTATTTGCCTCCAAAGCCCTCACAGGCTTTGATATATTTAAAAGCCTCCAGTGAGTCCCATTCTGCCTTAAGCTCCTCGAGAGATGGCTTTAAAAGCGCGAAAGCCGGATAATCTGCGACGTCCTCAACGCTGCACGGCGTACCGCCGTATTCAGCAAGAGCCTTCAGGATTGATTTTCTAATGCGGTATTTTTTCATTTGCTGTGTGTCTCCTCTCTTAGTTTTTGAACCGACTCACGCAAAGTCTGATGTGAGCCGTACAGGTTTCGGTTAAAATCAGAATTATTTTTTATGGCTTCCCCCTGGCGCGAGGTTTCCTCACGCCAGTGCCCAACCTTGTCGTCAAGCTTTGACACCATGCCGGAAAGACCTTTAAGCTCGGTAAGAATTTGCTGGCTTTTATCGTCTTTGATATGGTTATCGATTTTCTCATCTAACTTCTCGATATCCTTATCAAGTTTCTTGCTTAGTTCGGAGTGGTTGTTGTCAATTTTATTGTCAAGCTTCGCGATATTGTCTTCACGCAAGCGCTTGATTTCTTTTTCGCTGTCGTCTACTTTTTTGTTCAGGCGCTCCCAGTATCCACGGCCAAAAGCGGAAACAACAGCGCCTCCGATAATAGCCAGGACAATAGCCGCGCCCATTTGTCCAACTAACTCCAAACTCATCTCGTTCTCCCAAAAATTAAAAATTTAAAACTCAAACAGGCTATGCCCACGGGCCGTTGCATCCGACTTTTTCAGGGTTCCTTCGCTTAGCTGGGAACCTTGCCAGGCAATGGAGCCGGGGCGATGCCTTGCGCTTGCAGCCCGTCCGGGCAAAAATGCGCCTTCATATATACGCAGCAGAGTACCGTTTTTTTGCTTTTTTAGGAGTAAGTCGCTTGTTTCTAAATATTTAGCTGTTCGCAAAATTTAGCTTTAAAGCCTAATAACTCGATAAGAGTATAAAGTGTGCAGTTAGCAGTTGACAGGGCGATACGTCGCCATCAGTTTGGAATAAAAAAAAAAGCCCGCCGGATGGCGGGCTGGATTCGTTATTTTACACAAGCGTGAGCGCGGAGGCTGTCAAAAAGACAGCAATGGAGCAGAGCGGAATGGCAAATTTACAAATTTACAAATTTACAAATTCTTAATTGATTTTCTTCCCTTTGCACCAGAGCTTGGTTTTTTCCCCGTGCTTGCCGTTGTGCAGCTCCCCGGCATGTTCGCCGGTGAAATAAAAAGTAAGGCCGTTGATGTAAACACAAGCTGAGCAATCGACAAACTGCCATCTCTCACCGTTGGGAAGTTCAATAGTAAAACATTTAACTGACCAGAAATCTTTTTTATCTTCTTTCCCGGTTGAGGCAATGGTTATATAATCGACCTGATCAGGGGCGCTGCATCTGAGCGTATAAGTTTTTCCTGGCTTCATGCGTTTCTTTTTGCACAGTCGATAGGTTTTCCCGTTGATCTCTGTATTAATTGTTATACCGGAAGCTCCATGTATATGCGTTGATGTTTCTCCTGTAATCCTGACTTGTCCCGCCTGCAGGCAGAAACAGCAGCATAGTGAAATAATTAAGATTATCGTTTTCATTTTTCTTCTCCAGTTTATTTAATTTCATTATAAATGATCAACTTACAAAAATCAAGATTCAATATTTATTCAAAATAATCCAGTTGTATTTCTTCGTGTCTGCTTAGTTTGGTGGATACAGCTCAAGAATTAATGTTTTTTCAGCAGGATTAAAATTAAACCCTGAAGGCGAAAGTTTGCTGACTGGAAGTATTTTTCTTTCGATTTTTCGACCTTTGAGTTCATTGCTACGAATTGGACGCATTTGACATTGGCAATAGTAATCATTTGGTGGATAGACCGCACGCATTTCTGGAGTACCTATTTTATAAATTTTCCCATTTAAATTATGATGATTGCAATTCTTCCCACTACAATATTCAACATAAGGATAAACAAATTTCGTTTCGAATAAGCGTTCGTATCTATCGGCGGCTAGAATATTATCAACGTTCTGTTCTATGATCAACTTTAATCTGCTTGCGCTGCCAAGTTCGGACAGGTTGTCTTTTTCGTTCATTGCGCTGTTTTCATAAGCAAATCCTAATTCGCGCAGCACATCCTTGCCGTCTGTGGTTAAGAATTTTCGTAAACATACACGCGCTTGTTGCGCGGTCATTTTCCCTTGGACAACTTGGATAATACGTTTTTTAAACTCGCCCAGTATGCCTGTTTTATTATCAAGCCCGGAGAAAAGAGCGCGGCTAGCCTTACTCCAACGTAAATCATTAAGGATATTTTTCTTTTTTTGATACTTTGATGCTTTTCTTTTTTTAGTTCGCCTGGTTTTTTGCGGGGAAAGACTTCCAACAAGAAATAACACAAACAGACATATCAACAATACTATCCAAAACATAATTTTATCCTACTTTTATTCAAAATAATCCAGTTGTATTTCTTCGTATCTGCTTAGTTTGGGAAAATTAACTTCGATATAATCTGGATAGTACTTAACTGACTTTACGAACTTTTTTTGGTTCATTTTTTGAGTGCTGACTGCGAATAGCTCCGGCTTCGGTTAATAAATCGACTCGCCCCTCCTCGTTAATTTCACGCATAATTTTAATAATTTTGCGTTCGGCAGCTGTTAAGTTTACTCCAAGAGGTGATTCAGCATGTCGTTCATCTTCAAAAAAAGTTATATCCATTTCGGGGAAAAGTTTTATTAAAGTGTGCAATGGTATGTTCTTAAAGTCATTTTTTCCGCTATTTAAGCGATTTATTGAAGCATAATCCACCCCTGTTTTTTCCTGGAGCCTGACAAGTCTTCCCCCAACCCGGTCAACCGCTTTTTTAAAAGCTTCTTTTGTTTGTTTTATTACATCCATAAAAAACCGCCAGAATCTCCTGTAAATTGCGCCTTTATAAAATAAAAATACAGTTACTTGAAGAAAAATTCAATTTTTTATGGTTTGGGACTTGAATTTTTATGTTTTAAATCATATTTTATTACTTATAGACCTTTTACGGGAAATAAAAAAACAAAACAGGAGACATGAAAAATGGAAAAAAAGACGGCAAATAGCACAGAGGAATTCAAAAAATATTTTTTATCCCTGTATTTGAACCCTAACAAGCTTCCTATGATAGAGTGTCATCGAATGGCCGTAAAAAAATATGGTTACTTAATGAGTTTCAGTTCGGCTAAATATTTAATCAGTAAGCTTCAGAAAAGCAATCCAAAGTTAATTCGCTCAAGAGGTTAATTTGATTCTAAAATATCCCTGACAAAATAGTGAGAGGAATGTCCTAATATGTCAAGTATTACATTTAAATCATTGCAGAAATCTAAATTCTCCCCCAGAGAATTTACAAGCCAATCTTTGCCCATTTCCTCGTCCATTCTACTTAGAATCAGGGCTATTGCTTCAAGTACAACTGAGTTGGGATCTGCTGAGTATGCTGGGATATTTTCTTCTAAATATATAGCCGTAATAACAGAAGCGAGTCTTGTGTTTGCACTTAGTGCTGTGCTTATAAACTCAAAATATCCCCCCCGGCTATGCTCTTGCATTATCAACTTCCCACGGTATTCAAAAAGTTTGTCATCAGCATACCAGAAGGCCAGCTTGGGTTTAAATTTGTTAAACCACGTATTGTGCAGCTTCTCAGCAGGTGTTGCCATAATTTTACTCCGGGTTGATTGGTTATCTGGATCTAATATATCCCGGAAAAAAGGAGAATAAATTTTTTTGACTTAAAATATGATTTTAAACATAATTAAATGTTTTTAGTCACAAAAGGAGACACGATGAAAAAGGAAAGTAAACTGAGCCGGATGATAAAGAAATCCGGCATAAAGCTCTGCGATATCGCCGGCAGGCGCGGAGTTACAGCTGGAGCGATCACGCACCAGATGACAACAGGGATAAAAACCCTGAAGGTAGCCAAGCAATACGCGGATGTACTGGGTTGCGACCCGGTTGAACTTTTGGATTAAAGAAAAAACAGGAGACAAGGGAAGATGGAAAAAGTAACAGTCAAATGTTCAAAATGTGGAAAGCCGGCAAAAGGCGAGAAATTCATGGCCGATTTAGGAGTGCCTTTTTCCTGCGAAGAGTGCAACGAAAAAATGAACAAAAAAATGCTTGCCCGAATCCGGGCAAACAATCAAGGAGACAAGGAATAATGAGTAAGACATCTAAATTCAAACGTGTTTTTTTCGCATTTTACCTGAGCAAAAATCAGCTTCCGGTAACTATTTGCTATCGGAAAGCGGTTGAGCTTTTGGGGCCGGAGATGACTTTATCCCAGGCAAAACGCATGATCAAAAAACTTGATGACAGAATTATCAAGGCCGCACGAGGTCCAGCCTTGGGGGCACCCAAAAAACATGAGGGACATCGCAAACTCCGTTGCCGTCGCGATCAAGCTGAAGGTAGCGAAAGAGTTTGTCTCGAGCCTGCCGGGCTTCATTTTTCGGAGGGCGTTTGAGCATGGCTTTTGCATCTATTTTATTTCTGAACACGTCTTCTGCCTCTTCAAAGGCGCTTTTTAATTCCGCGGGTATTTTTATTGCGGTCTCAAGTCCTGTCAGGAGTATAGAGCGTTCCAGAAGGAATACAACAGCCTTCTTTGAGGTTTTGATATCCTCCGCCGGAATACTGAAAAGCTGTTTTAATAAGCTTTCGTATTCACCGATATCAAAAGTCTTTTTCCGTCCGGTGACGGTCGCGTTAAAATCATTCTGTAAGAAACGAATCTTGGGTTCGATTTCAGTTTGCCAGACATACGCCATCAACAGAAAATCCTTAAAGAAAATTTTATTAGTCATTACAGCCTCCGTTTGTTGTTTTCAGGAATATACAGCCGAAGCAATAATTTTACAACTGAAGCCGACGGATCGGTCGGAATAACGAGGACAACGGAACGTCATGAAAGCTAAATGTCCAATTGGAGCAATACCATTACAGGCGGCGGCTAAGGAATTAGCGGCGCGCGGTATTGCTACCGGCGGACATAAGATTTTCAAGCAGCTTCGCGAGCTTGGAATGCTTAACGGACTTCATCCAAGCGCCAAAGCCTTGAGAATGGGCTGGCTGGAAGAAGAACGCGGCGAATGGGAACGAGGCGGCATGACCGGAGCTTACTGCCGGGTATTTATAACGACTTCGGGATTAGACCAAGTCGAATTTAAATTGGCTAAAAATGAGACTATCGAACAGGAGCCAAAAGTAGCAGTTCATGAGTATGACCTGGGCGTAAGTGAAAACATAGAACTAGGATTCTGAGGAGACAATATGACAGAAAAAGTTTTGAACATTGTGAAAAAGGCTATCAGCATGGCCGAGGATTGTGGCGCGTATGAAGTTGTGGACGAACTGACCCCGCTGCAGGAAATGTTCCAGAGGCGTTATTGCCGCGAGGAGTCGGTTAAAAACGGCGTAACCGGATACTGCAACAGCTGCTGCCATGAACACGAAGTATGCGCCAAGGAAAACGGTTTTGAAAATAAAGAAATATTCAGTGCTGCGCAAGCGCATTGGACAGACCATAACGATCAGGGTACACACATTGGCGTTGATCGCAGCACTGGACACGATACAACCGCAATATGTAAGGCTTGCCGTTCAGGTAACGGCTTCAAATTAAAAGAATACTCAATCATTCAAAGGGGGCAAAGGAGACACAATGAAAAAGTTCAGGAGGCACAGAAGGGTTAGAAAACGAGCGGAGATCAGAGCGGCGATAGGCGTATTTATGAGTATGAATCTGCCGGTAAGTATCGTAAGAAACATTAACCGTAGCCGATACGTAGAAAAGCAAAAGGCGTAACAAGTGAAATTCAGTGACGAAATGACAACATCAATTCGAAGCAGCTATCCCATACCGGAGATCAACCGGTCGCCACTGGAACGCCTGATTGCAAAAGAAGAACCGCTGGCGCTTATCCCAATTGACGCTGAACTCGCTGTTTTTATCGGGGATTTTTCAGCGCGCTGGCCGCAGAAATGGGAAACGGTAAAAGAGCGGATCAGAGACCCGCGAGCCAGTTATAACGATTTGGCCGCCCGCCTGCATATCAGCCGGGGAGCGGTAATAAGGCACTTGGAAGACATAAGAACCGCCGCCAGGGAATGGAACGGAGGCAAGCTTAACAATGAAGCAGAAACGTCTTAAAAGATTTATAAATCTCTGCTTATACGCAATAAAGCCTTGCTTATGCGTAGCGGAGTTTTTCGCACACGGTAAAAAATATTTATAAACGGGGTTAAAGGAAAAATGGCAGTAACAAGAATAAGCGACAACAGGGAATTTGAATCGGCAACGGTTGCGGAAGCGGACAAGAAGTTTGAAGAGCTGGCGCATCTGGAAATAGGTATCAAAGCCAAAAAAGCCATGGCCGAAAAAAAGATTGCTGACATCAAATCAAAACTGGCCGCACAAGTCGACGATGTCGTCGACGAGTATAACGAACTGCTGAAATGGCTTAACGGTTACATTTTGGCCAACAAGGACAGGTTTGCTAAGCCCCGGATGCGGAAAACGGAATTCGGCAAATACGGCCTGAGAACAGCTACAAAGCTGAATATAAGCGACGAACAAAAGGTTATCGAATCAAGTGACCGGCTGGGGCTGGCTCTTTATGAAACTAAGAAAAGCATAATTAAAAAGGCCGTTGAGCGCGCCATCGCGGACGGCAAGAAGATTTCCGGCGCGAAAATAATTTCCGGTGATATTGCCGGTTTCAATGTTTCAAAAGAATTACTCGAAGCAGAATTAAAAAGGTAAGCCGATATACCGGCTTTGCCGAAAAGTAAAAGGTTTACGCAAATAAGCACAAATGATACAAATATCACTTTAGGTAACGGATTTAACAAAAAGAGTAAACAGTTTACGCAAATAAGCACAAGTGATACAAATATCACTTAAAAAAAAGGAGTTCAAAAGTGTCAGCAAAAATTTTTCCGGCGGCATCCGACTTGCTGGAACGCACCATTCCAAAGGATATTGGAAACAAAACGGAATACCTTGGAGAACTTTCAAGCTTAAAACAGCTTACGCCTGTATTGACGGCCTTGCTGGTGGCAGACGCTGAACAGATAAACTTTAAGGATTCGCCGTCTGAATGCCTCAACTGGGCAATGGAAACAACCGGCTTGGACAGAGGCTATCTCAGACACCTCATAAGAGTCGGACGGATTCTATTAGCTGTAGACACTCAAGTTTTTGATATTATGAAATACCTGAGCTTCAAAAAACTTCTTGACATATTGACACTTCAAAAAAACGACATTCCAAAGTTCATTCTTTCCCACGGCAAAAAACTAATCAAAATGAGTGATGATGAAGTCCGCAGGGAAGTTTACGACATTCGCGGCAAAGAGTTATTAAGCCATGTTCCCCAAAAAGGCAAATACCAGCCTGATCTATGGAACAGCATTGACGCGATCTGTGACAAAGAGGAAAAAGATTTCCAGGAAGCCGCCATGAGCGACGATTTCAACGAAGACAAGGCCTGCAAGTTCGCATTCAGCGGTTTGGGACTTTTAACCGCAAGCACTACTTACTGGCAGGTAAAAGGCAGCGATAACGCTGAAGTCCTGGCAGCAATCGAAACGGAATTACGCAAAGAAGCCGACCGCCTTGAAAAGCTGAGAAACGGAATGACGGCGCGGCTTCAATCGGCATAGCTTTCAGTTTGCATAATACGGAGGTTAAGTATGGGAGCATTAGCATTACTAAAGAAATCATTTTCAGCGCCAGCCAAGCTGGAAAACGCCTTGGCTAAACGTGCCGAAAACCTACCATCTTCACGGGAATTAACCCCGCTTCAAATCAAAAAACGCGATGAACGCTGGCTGTTCTGCTCAATGGTTGTTGAGCTTCAGAGACAAACCGGCCAGAAACGGCAGGAGTGCTGCCAGATAGTAGCCGCAAGAGATTCAAATTTATTCCCGATCCTTACTAAATCCGGACAGGGCGGCAAAAGCCAGCTGACATACAGCAACTTCCGAAACTGGCTCCAGCTTCTCGGCAAAAAAGGCAAGGATTACGACTGGTCAAACCGTGACGCGCTGGTTGATTGCTATAACAGCGGCATCCAGAAACTCTATGGAGACGAAAATTTCTGGAAACTGTTCCGGGCCTTTTATCTTTCACAGCAGCAGCTTTCAATGGCAGAAGCGCGCCGCCTGGCAATGCGTAAATCCAGAGAGATTAATCCGTTTGCCGTCATCCCGTCAATCGACCAGATAAAATACCGTGTCCGGCAATGGGATCCGACAATGGTCGCGCTGGCGAGAATGGGCGAAGAGTACGTCAAGAACCATCATCTTTCATATATCAATCGTGACTGGTCGGATGTCCGCGTAAATGAAATCTGGTTCAGCGATCACCGTGTATTTGACCTTCCGGTCAAGGTGTGGAACAAAGAAAAGGGCAAATGGGAAGCCGTGCGCCCGTGGCTCTGTGCTTTCACCGACGCTAAAAGCTGGTATATGGTCAGCTGGCAGATCACCACGGAATCCCCGAATAATGAAACTATCAGAAACGGCCTGGCGTTGGGAATATCAAGACACGGCCGCCCGGCGCATCTTTACATTGATAACGGTAAGGATTTCAAAAAGCAGGGATTCAGCGAGCCGGTTAAATTCGGGGAGCATGAGCACTCCATACTTAACTGCCTCGGCATTGACTGTATAACCTCGCTGCCTTACAACGGCCGGGCTAAAACTATTGAACGCGGCTTCAGGAACCACGCTGAGAGCTTTGACAAGATGTTTGCCGGTTATCTCGGCAATAAGCCCAGCGCAAGGCCTGACAGCGCTCATTATTTTTACAAGAACCCGGAACAGCTGCCAACGCTGGAAGAGTTCACGCAGATGTTTCAAAGCTTCCTTGAAGATTTGCATAATCGTGTTAATACCGGCAAGATCGTTGGCAACCGTACGCCCAAAGACGCTTTTTACAATGGCGCGCGTCTGGAAAAAGCCCCAATGAATGATATCGAGCTTTACGCGGCGTTCCTTCTGCCCGAACCGCAGTTACGCCAGGTAAGGCGCGGATATTCGGTTACCATCGGGAAAAAAATATATTACGGTGAATGCCTGATGAAACCGAAGTCTTATCTCGGTAAGAAGGTGATGATCAAAACAGACCGTTTCAACCCTGAGCATGTCTACGCGTTTGAGCCGGACGGCAAGCCTATTGGCGAATGCAAAACCCGCAAAGCGATCAAAGCCCTGGCATTGACTGACGATGACCGCAGGATGATCAGCGAGGCCATGAAGGAACAGCGTGATCAAATGAAACGCTGCTATACAATGCTGAACGAGGCTACAGGCGGCTTGCATTTATTAAGCCCCGTCGAGCTGCTGGCGCTTCCTGATAACTTCGATATTGTCAAGCTCGGAAGCACCAGGAGCGTCAAGGGCGCGAGCCATACCTTCAGCAATTACAAAGCCATTGACCTGGATAAACCGGAAACAGAAAAAAATATTTTTGATTTCAAGGAGGATAAAAGAGAAAAACGAGCGGAAGATTTTAAGCGGAAAGCGGTAATGAAAGACGTAGAAAACTCAATCAGTACCGACGCTGAAACAATGAATCAATTTTTCAAAATAGCAGTCAAAAAACAAGGAGACAATGACTATGACTACTAGAAAAAAAGGCAGCGCGAAAGGTGACGACAAGCACCAGGCGCACAGTGCGGCAAATCCGGCTCCTGAGTCCGGGATGAGCAACGATACGATCAATATATCCCAGAATATGCTGAAAGCCTCTATAGCGGTCTATGACGAGCGGGAACAGGAACTTCTGGAATGGTTATGGGGTTATACTTTCGAAGACCTCAGAGGCTCTAAAAACGCGTTGATAAAAGCTATGGGCGTTGAGTGGATAACCATATACAACGCCTTCACCGGCAAGCTTCGGCCGATACTCCCTTTTATCGAACGGATCGAAAACCTGAAAGTCAACGTAGTGAACTCTATCAGCCTGGTGGATACGATTGTAACCAAACGAGTACAGGACGCTTTGGATTATGCCAGGGATATGAACGCCATGGTGGCTATTACCGGCCCGACCGGACGCGGCAAAACCATGTCGGCGCAGCATTGGGCCAGAGCCAATAATCACGGCAGGAGCAAATATATTCGCGTTCCTTCAGGCTGTACCCGTCTAACGCTGGTTCAGGAAATCTGCAGGCGCTGCGGCATTGGCGTAAACGGCAAAAAAACAAGTCTGCTTGAAGCCCGTTTGCGTTCGGCTTTCAATGAACGCAATGTAATTATAGCCGACGAGGCCGGGCATCTTATGCCGCGTACCGGAACCGGCACCAGCGCAATAGAATTCCTGCGTGACCTTCACGATATGTGCGGCTGCGGTATCGCTATGATCTTCACTGACGTTTACCTTGATGAAATGAAAAACGGCCGTCTCGCTGATTACTTCGAGCAGTTTATCGGCCGCATTAAATTCGAGGTTAAAATTCCTACCAGCGTTACGCGTTCTGAAATAAAAAGCGTCATCGAAGCTTATCATCCGACTCCTTCCGCAAGGCTGCTTAATTTAGCCCACGGAATAGCCGAAAACCGCGACGGAAAACTAAGGACTTTATTCGAGGACTTAGACCGCGCCCGCAATTGGGCACGAAGCCACGACCGGGAAAACATAAGCTGCGACGACTTGAAAGCTGCTGTCGACTGGAGAAAAACCGGCGGCTTATGGCCTGATTGAGTTTAATATGCCGGTAGCACCGGGGAAAAACATTAGACTGGTTCGCGACCGTGTCGGTAGACTGGCCCGGCCAAATGGGCAGCTGGCGAGCTGAGGAGGCCGTATCTCCTCAAACCGCATTCCACCTACCAAATTACCTACAGGGAGACAAAAAAATGGGTGAACTTAAAAATGATGTTTTTTCATCAATACAAATGGATGGCATGAGCATCGAAAAACAGCTCCTTAAGGCTGTAAAGCATGTTCTCGGACAGATTATGCAAAATCCTCATTTAGCTTATAACTGCGGGTTGTGTACACAGTCATTCAGCTTATTGACCGAAGCTTATGCCAACGCTACTCAGCAGGAAGTTAAAGCAGTCCGGGAAGAAGTGTTTAGCGCAATACAAGACCTTGATCTATCGCAGGTAGAAGAAGAACGAGAGGCGCTGGATAAATATAAAGAATTAAAGGCTAAATGCCGTAACGAATTAAAAGACGGCGGCAATGGTGCAAGCTTATCTGAAGAGCCTATTGACGGCATGTCCATTATTGAATTGCTGGAAAAAATAACTCCGATAGCTGCGGACGTCAGCTTACCCAATCTCACAAGAACTAACATTCTCAGCATTAGAGCTTCCAGCAATTACGTATTGTTTCAATAACTTTTAACGTCAGGATGCAACGGCCATGTTAACCAATCAACAAAAAGCTTCAATTCATATCGCAAAAAATGAGCGCGGAATGTCCGATTCGGATTACCGCGCTTTGCTTAAAGAACTGACTGGAGCCGTATCTTCCACTGATCCGCGCCTTGGTGATAAAGATTACCAGGCGATCATGAAAGCGGTTAACGGGGTAAACGTCGCCTTCGAAGTAAAAAAAGACAAAAAAGGCGGATGCAACGCCCGACGCATCGGCTGGAAGGATTCACAGTTGCAGAAATTCAGGCAGTACGCCCGGTTTTGCCGTATGGATATAAATGAAGCCAGGACACTTCTTTACCAGACCACCGGCGCGATGAACGAGGAATCACCGGCACTCAAGCAGATTGATTTTGACGATTTCATGGCAACGATTGAAGCCAGGCTCGAAGCCCTGGTAATTGCCGGAGCGACACGGGTACCGGATTATATCAGCCTCCAGTACTGGCGGCAGCGCTACCCGAAAAAAGGCGGCGTAAATTCCCGCGAATCACATAAAATATATGAATTATGGGAGCAGCTTTCGCCTTACCTTAATACCGAAAAACAAAACCTGCAGTACCTGTTCGGATTTGCCGCCCATACGTGCAATCTGAGCCGTGCAAAAGCTATCGAAGACCTAACAGCCAGAGAAGCCTTAAAAGTGATTGACGCGCTTAAAAAACGCCTTATCCAGGAACAAAGCCGACACGTCGACATCGATGTAAAAAAAGACGAAGTACCATTCTAAAAAACGGGAGATGTTAATTGAAATTTTTATTTATGTGTGATCACTGCCGACGCATCGGCTGGGATTCCGAGGAAATAGCGGAGCATGAACTGGCTTGCCCTTTTAATCCTTGTCTGAGGTCATGCTGCTCGTGTAAAAACCGGGGTCATACCGGTTATCCTTTCGGTGATCGCGACAACTGCCTGGCAGGAGTTAAAAACTGGCAGGAAATTGAAACCAGGGTTTTACCCTGCGATAAATGGGAACAAAAACCGTATTAAGGATGTTAAAAGATGTATGGCGAAATAAAAACTAGAGTTACTTATCAATGGCAAAAAGAAACCGATGATCCTAGAGAAATAATCGGAGTTACACTGGAACAAAATCATGTTCCGAGAATGGACGAAACGGTAACTATTGACGTAATCAACGGCAGTAATCATATTTCAAAGACTGGAAAAGTAGTTTCTGTACGGTGGAGAATTACTCAAAACGGACAATTTGTAGGGATACGACTTGATACACAAAACAATAAAAAGCCAGGAGATAAATAATGAAGTGCGAAACGTGCGGAAAAGAATCTGGTAATCAGGGTTTTTGTGATGATTGCTGGGATGATTATATAAGCGAATTTGATGACGAGTTAGAATGTCCTGAATGCAACGGCAAAGGAACAACTATCGAAGGGCGAAGTTGCGACGATTGCCAGGGCACAGGAAAAATCGGTTGTTAACCTTAAAACCCCGGCAGAGCCGAAAATAACAAAGCCGACATATCGGCAGGAGACAAATAACAATGGCTAAAAAGAAACTCAATCAACCCGAATTACCCTGCAAACCCATGCAGGAAACCGAACTTCCGGGCATGCCGGAAAAGCCGCCAGTACCTGCGCTAAAACCGGCGAGCATTGAAGAGCTTGTGCTTGTTGGTAACGCTGCTAAAATTTGTTCTAAAGATGTAAGGGCTTTGGAAATTTTTATACAGGTATTAAGCAAACATTATTCAAAAGACGCGCGGGCAGCTTCGATATTGACTTTTTTACCAGTTGGCGAAAAATCCTTATCAGTAACCTTGACAAATCTGCCTAAAGTTGACCGGTCAGAAGAGTTTCCCCCAATACATAAATTTGCTTACGACTGCATAGCCGAATACACATCAAATAAAAGATTTAAAGGCCCCGTGGCCTGCAATTAAAGGAGAAATAACCATGTCAAAAACTGAAATAAAGAAGTTTTGCCGGAGAGCTTTAATTATTGAAGCCGCCCAATTTGACGGCACTGTCAAATCACTCGACATAATTAGCGAGTGGCATGGGGCAGATTCAAAACCGGCTATAAAATACATTACTCCCGGCTGTGATAAGCTTCATGCGTATGACGTTACCATTTTTACGCCAAACGGAGGGATAGCTGTCAATTCTGGGGATTGGATAGTCAGAGAAACCGATGGAAATTTTTATCCAGTTAAAAGGGAAACTTTCAGTAAAAGCTATGGGGCTTTACAAAATAAGTTGATCGGCGATAATTACCGCAAGGAAATATCAAAAATATATTACGGCTTCTGCGAAACCAGAAGGTCAGGACGCAGCTACGGGCAAGCCCTGGAAGTAATTGGCAGCGCTATGCAAAAACCTGAAACTCCATTTCGTATTAATGATCATTTTGGCACTCAAAGCGCCAATAAACATCTAGCTAAAATGATTATTGAGATCATAGAAAAGCTTCAGTTGAAGCATTTTGAAATAGAGCACGTAGAGCCTTTAGGATTGTGCTTGATATATAAAATCTTTGAAGCCGAAAAAAAGGAGAAATAATCATGGCTAAATGTGGAAAGAAGACCGAAATTTACAGCAGAGTCGTAGGCTACTTCAGACCGGTAGCGGACTGGAACAAGGGCAAACAGCAGGAATTCAACGAACGTAAAAAATACCAGGTAAAAAGCAAAGGTGCAGCATGAAAATTATTGATAAAATAAAAAAATTACTGGCTCTGAGTGAATCGCCAAATGAAAACGAAGCGGCCTCAGCTTTAGCCAAAGCAATGGATTTGTGCAGCGAGCATAACCTTTCATTGGGCGAGATCAAAGCTATTCCTGAAGGCGAAAGTATTGAACATAGAGATATTTCAAAACCAAGGGCTCAAACTCCTAAATGGGAAATCCTTTTAGCTTCAAACCTTGCACAGATGTTTAACTGTGTATGCCTTATAAATAATGGATTTCGTAAGCAAACATTGCAGATGGTCGGTTATTCTTCAGATTCAGAAATATGCGCTTACGTTTATGATTTTCTGCGCGGTCAGATTCCTAAGATCGCCAGAGAACACATGAAAACAAAACGCTTCAGGAAAAACGCCAGGCGCAATGCTTATCGGGAAGATTTCACGAGGGGAGTTGTTTTTTCCGTACTCGAAAAAGCCCGTCAAACTTTCAATAAAACTCATCAGTCAAAATCTACAGATTTAGTTGTACAGCGCCTTAACCGGGTTAATGAATATCTGAAAGGATTTGGTGCGGAAACGTCAAAAATGAATCTCAAAAACAAACGAAAAGATGCTTTGTATGCTGGTTATTCTGCCGGAGATAAAGTAAATATTCGTCGAGGCGTTTATAAGTCAGAATCAACACAAAAAAACAAGTTACTTGAAGGTGCAGCATGACTAACAAATTTTTATCATACCAGGAAGCCTGGCTTAAGAGCGATCGCCGCCCATGGGATTTTGTTTATAATCCCCGGCGTATTTTTAAACTTCAAATGACCGCAATAAGGTGCATTAAACAATGCCTTATTAAAGGTGGGTCGGCAGTTACCGTTTTCAATTCGAACAAAGAGAACGCAAAGGAATTCTTAGAGAAATATGTTATTTCCGTTGCTGAGAAAATGGGAATTGATACGCAAAATATTTCAATAAAAAACTTCGAAGATGTTTTTACGATTATGTTCGAAAACGGTTCGATCATCATTTCCGCTCCGGCAGGTTCACATAAATCGATAAATGAAATATTGGAGAAATGGCAGCATGAATACCCACAAGCTTAAAATGGCGGCCGGTATGCTCGGCATAATGCTGGTCATAGCGCTTATATTTATTTTATCTTTAGCCGGTGGCTGCGGACTGTATATCCTCATATCTTCCTTTGCCGGAATTGACTCCATGAGCGAATTATTCGAACATACTTTAAATCACCCGGGAGGAACTACTTTTTCAATTTTGTTTCTTGCTTTAAGTGTTTTTCTTTTTATCTGCTTACTGTTTTATTACATAGATTATTATACTGGACACAAGGAGACAAAGGAGGGAAATAATAATATGACTTAGCTGCTTTTACTGAAAAGAGAAGCGGATCAGCGGTGTTGGTAGCACCGCTGATCGGCAGCGATGTTTGGGCATCAACTACCACGGTCGCAATATTAGGACATATTGTAAGATAACCGTTTCGGTAGTTTGTTCAAGCATCGCTTTTTTTATGCACAAATAAATTATAAAAAAAGGATATTTTCAATGGATAACAAACGAATACCAAGAGCGCCGTTTCCATGGTTCGGCGGCAAGGCCAGCCTTAAAATAAAGAACGCTATCTTAAAACTTATACCACCGCACACTCGGTACGTAGAACCTTTTGGCGGCGGCGCTTCCATCCTGATCAACAAAGCTCCATCCGAGGTAGAAGTATACAACGACGTCAATCGCGGCGTGGTTAATTTTTTCCGCGTTATAAGCGACGTTGAATACTTTGCCAAGTTCATGGCCAGGGCCTCATTACTGCCAGTCAGCCGCGAACTTTACGAGGAATACATGCGGACGTGGCCAGCGATCCATGATCCCGTCGAACAAGCCGTCCAGTGGTATTATATCGCCCGGCAAAGCTTCGGCGGGATATTCGGCAATGCCTGGGGAACCGTCGTTAATTCATCTACCAGGGGAATGGCCCAGACCACGGCAAGCTGGCGTTCCAGCTTTGAGAATTTGCCGTTGGTTCATGAGCGCATGCAGCGCGTCCAGATAGAGTGTGCTGACTGGCGGGATATCCTGAAAAGATACAGCGGATCGGGCTGGCTGGCTTATTGTGATCCACCGTATGTGGCAGGCACACGCAAGGCCGGAGGCTATGATCACGAACTGAAGAATAAAGATCATGAAGAGCTAATCGAAACACTATTAAAATATGATGGCGCGGTTTTGCTGTCAGGATATAATAATCCTTTATATAAGCCTTTGGAAAAAGCTGGCTGGGATCGTCAGGATATCAATGTCGTGTGTTCTGCTGCTGGTCGAACCAGGGCTTCAGGATTACAGGGAGAAGGCAAAGTAAAATCGAAACAAAAGCGCATTGAATCCATCTGGAGAAATCCCAGGGCAATGGAAGCAATCAATAATTAAAATCTAACCGCACACGGCCCGTCAGAAATGGCGGGCTTCTTTATTTTGTGTTTCCGCACACTCACCAGCACACTGTAACGAAGATATTGAATATCCGGCTTCGCACATCCATAATCAAACATTCTGCGCAAACTCGTATAAAGTTAAATTGAGCTAAGAAAAGCTAAGAAGCCCTGCGTAAACCTATTTTATAATTACACTTCTGAGTATCGAATAATTAGGTTTTTTGTATCCCATTAGGACACATGTGGTACACATGGAGGGTTCCAGTGAGGTCATATCAAACCTGAAGGAAGGCTAGAAAATGGTTTCTAATCCCAGGTATCTTTTAAAGGTTGGTGGTAACTACTATTTCAGACTCAGAGTTCCTAAACATATCGAAGGAATGTATTGCGGGACGTATATTAAAAAATCTTTACAAACAAAAGACTTGAAATCAGCTCTTCACAAAGCTACAATACTTAGACAATTATCAATGCTGGTATTCAAACAACTTGAGGAAGAAATGATTAAAAAAGATAATGCAAAAGCAATCCTGTTCTCTTCAACAAAGAAAATTGCTTCAGAAAACCCTCCTTCCTATGATTCTGCTTTTAATTCAAATGACAATGATGAAGATGAAATGGATAATTATATTCCTCCAGCAGGAGAATACGGTGTTTTCAAATCTATTGAAAGACAAAACAAAGCAGTCGAAAGAGCGGTTGCCAAGGCAAAAGGCTCTGTAGATGATATGATGAAAAAAATTGAAGAACGCTTGTGTAATACTTCTGACTTAGGATCGCAATCTAAAGAATTGGTTAAAGACTTACTAGAAAAGTTTATTTCTATCAAGATGAATGACGGCTCATGGGATGAAACAACCCAAAAAGAATATAGTCCATTTATATCGCTTTTCAAAGAATGTTTTGGAGACACGGAAGTAGCTAAAGTAACAATAGATCATATTCTTGACTATCGTGATAATGTACTCCAGAAATATCCTAAAAATAGATATAGATATTTTAAAAATAAAACACTTGAAGAAGCCCTTCAGGATACAAGCCATGATAAAATTTCACAGAAGAGAGTTAATTATTATTTAGGGTTCGTGGTAAGTTTCTTTATATGGTGCTTAAAACGAGGCTATATCACTAAGAACCCTGCGATTGATTTAATGTTAAAAATCAAACCATCACAAAATCCCAAAAGAACAGGATATAATAAGCAAGAATTGGAAAAAATCATTGTTGAATTGAGTAAACTTCAAGCCAGAAGCAAGGCAGATAAGCAAAGAAATCTTGACAGAACATGGATTGTTCTGATTGGGCTGTATAGTGGTTTTCGCCAAAATGAAATTTGCCAACTTTTTACTGACAACATCTTTTCTACTGACGGAATTCCGTGCATGCAAGTAGTAAACGATGAAACAAGGCGCCAGAGAGGGAAAAATGAGCCTTCTTACAGAACAATTCCCATACATAAAACTTTACTGCAACTAGGATTCTTAAACTTTGTCAATGAACGAAGGAATTCTGATAAGGTCTTCTTCTCTCCTCGTAATGCTTCCCCCCAACAAATACAGAATAAAAAGGGACAATTATTCCAGAGCATGAATCCTTCCAAAGGAAAAAAGAACTATACAAAAAATCTTAAAAACTTTTATTTTGGTCGTGATGGAAAATCTGGATTCAATAAAAAAATAACTACACGTCCATTGGTTACATTTCATAGCCTCAGATATAATTTTATCTCGGCTTTAAATAATACCTCAAAGGTTCCATATGCCGTCAAAACCCTTGCTGGACATT